AAGATCCTGTATCACCACCGTAAGAAACTTGTGCAGTCTGAACACCAAAACATGCTACTCCCTCTGCAGATATTGGATAGTTGGTTGTATTTGTCCAAGCAGTTCCATCATATAAATCTACTTTATTTGATTTACCAGTTGGCATGTTACCAGCTACTTTTATAGCCGCTGTTAAAGTACCACCACTTTGACCTGCAATATCTTTTGTATCTTGACTTAAATTTCCACCACTTCTCCACGCACCAAAAGCTACTAAAGATTTTAGTGTGCCTGAAGTAGAGTTATACCATACCTGTCCCTCATAACTCGAATCGAGCGTGGGGTCAGAGTCAAATTCTTTTACTCTCTTACCGTATATGTCTTCGTAAGTTGCCATTTAAAATGTCCTTATGGCAGTGTTACGTCTGTGGGTCTACTGTTGCCTGGTTGAGCTTTTTCTTCGTCAGACTGAGCATCCCACACAGCTTGTGCCGCTTGAACTTCAGCGTCAATCAAAGCTTGTGCTTCTGCTTTTGTCTTTTCAACACCGTTTTTTTCAGCTAACCACATAGCGCCATCGACATTGTTTCCAATCATCCAGACGTCTGCGGGATAACCTCTAAGAAAGAATTTTCTTCTATCTTCTGCAGTAAAAAATCCTTTTCCAGTGTTAGTAGCTACTCCATATATAAAGTGTGCCATAGTCTTCCTCCTTTTAAAGTTTGTATATCATACTTTAAGATCTAGTCAAAGTCTTAACATTTAAAGCTGTTGTTTCTCCTGTAAATTTTTCTGAAGCAGATATTGAAGGAGAATTTCCTCCCGCAACTATCATAGAAGAACTGTCACTTCCAGCTCCCATTCCATTTTGTAATCGTGCTGTTGATAAAGATGGTGATGTTGACCAAGCAGTTCCATTGTATTGTTGAGCCGTAGCTATTGCACTACTTGCTCCTCCTGCAGCAATCATTGTATTATCTTGAGGAGCTGATCCACCTTGTGCAGATGATCTAGACGCTCCAACTACCAAAGTATGTCCTGCTGTCCAAGCTGTTCCATTGTATTCTTCCATGTTGGTCATAACTGGATCTCCTCCAACAGCTAATCCAGCAGTTTGACTTCCAACACCCATTCCGTTTCCTCTTCCAGTGTTTAAAGCACCAGGGACAGACGACCAACTTGATCCATTGTATTCTTCAGTTAATGTATTAGGTCTTTCAGGCGTACTTCCTGAACCACACATAAATGCAGCAGTTTGACTACCATTACCCATAGTTCCATAACCTGAATCAACTATGTTTGGTCCGTTTGAATAACTTGAGCCGTCCCATAACGAAGTATTAGCTGGACTTGTATTATCATGACCTCCAAATACAATTCCTGCAGTGACTGTTCCACCTGCATTTCTAAAACCTAATGATACTGGCATATTTGGTGTAGCACTAAAAGTTGAACCATTATATTCTTCTGATGCATTCGTATAGGCGTTAGGACCATATCGATATCCACCTGCTCCTATTGATGCGTCTGTTGTTGCACCAAAACCAGCGATTTGTGATCGTGCTGTTCCTAAACTACCACTAGATGCAAACGCTCCAGCTGTAACAACGCTTGCTGCACTATTCCAATTTTGTACTATTGAAATTGGAGAGGCAGATTGTCCAGCTTGAAATGCTTCTGCATTTGTTCCTTGTGCACTTCCTGATGTATCTTCTACTCCTGTTGCTAAAGCAGGTTTGTTAGACCAAGAAGTTCCATCGTATCCTTCTGTATTAGTTCTATTTGGATTACCACCAAAGACTAAACCTGCAGTGTTAGTTCCACTTGCGGCCCCTTGATTTCTTCCAGTATTTAAATTTCCTCCTGTAGTCCAAGAAGAACCATCATATTCCTCTGTAGCGTCTGTGTCTGATTCACCACCTACTCTTAATGCTTGAGCTTGAGAACCACCACAACCCATTATATATCTATCATTAACGCTCATCGCACCACCAGTTGTCCAACTTGACCCATTGTATTCAAGTGTAGTCGTCGCTGTTGTTTCAGGCGATCCTGGAGGTCCTTGATTTCCTCCAAAAACAATTCCATCTGTTTGTGTTCCAGCAGAAGCACCTTGTGCTCTTGGTGCAGGCATGTCTGTTTCTTCAGACCAAGCTGTACCATTATATTCTTCAACTAAAGCTCTAAATCCATTTGGAGAAGGAGCATAACCTCCAACAAAAGTAGCGGCGGTTGAAAGTCCAAACATAGTTGCAGAATCTCTACCAACGTTTAAAGCACCACCATTTCTCCAACCTGTTCCATTGTAATGTTCTGTATTTGTAACAATACCTGGTGTTGTTCCACCAGCCACTAATCCAGCAGCTCCAGTTCCTGACCCAGCAAGATTATACCTTCCAGTTGACAAAGCTGTTCCAGAAGACCATGCTTCACTAAGCAAGATACTTTTAAAAGCACCAGTATTTGTATTGTACCAAACTTGACCTTCGCTAGGTGCATTGCTTGGATCAGTAGATACTGCTTTAATTGCTATTCCGTGTAAGTCTTTATATTTTGCCATAATTAACTTGAACTAAATCCTTTTACATTAGCTGTTAAAACTTCAACAGTAAATTCTTCTGTTTGATTACCGATAGGTCCAGGTCCATATTCTCCTGCACATTTAAATATTCCTGTAGACTCATCACCACCTGAAGCAGATTTATCAGCTGCTGTTCCAAGAGATGGTGCTGTTGCCCACGTAGTTCCATTGTATTTTGTAACATTTGAATGTCCTGCTGGTGGAGATAGAGTTCCACCTATACTATAAGCTTGTGAACTTGGAGCGTTTTCATTAAACGCCATATTTTTTCTTGCTTCTATCATATTTGATGCTGCCGTCCAAGATGAACCATTCCAAGTATATGCAGTGGCTTGAGTTCCTGGAGTACCACCATAAAATATTGCTGCTGTAGAAGTTCCAGAAGCTCCACCATGAGATGTGTTTGCTGGATATGTACCTGGTGAGTTTGTCCACGAAGTTCCGTCATACATTTCTACTTTATTAGTATCAGAATAACTAGGAGGAAAAGCCCCTCCAACTGTTACAAAACTTGTTTGTGTTCCTGCATAAGTAAAACCTTGAGCGGCATTGTTTCTTGTTCCTCCCGCAGTCCAACTTGAAGAAGCATCTCCTTCAAGAGTTGTAGTTCCACTTCCAGGAGGATCTTCTCCTGATAAAACTATTGCAGCAGCGGATGTTCCGCCACCGCCTCCATATCCTATGTTTAATGGAGTGCTAGTTCCACTAGTCCATGCAGATCCATTATATAATTCAGTATTTGCCGTTATCGCTCCTGGAGAAGAAACTCCTCCAATATAAACTCCTGCAGGTGTGCTACCTAAACCAACTCCAGAGTGAGTCGTTGGAGATCTAGATAAAGTACCACCTGATGACCATGCTCCAGCTGTAATAACATTCGTTGATGATGTAAATTCTTCTGTTGCTGTTGGAGCTGCACCAGATGAAGCTAAAGCTGCAGAACTTGAGCCTCCTGCAGACGATCCCATCATAGCTCTTGATTGAGACATAGCGGGTTTTGTAGACCAAGAAGTTCCGTCATACGCAACCGTTGTTGTTACTGCACCACCAGGATTTCCTCCATATGCTAATGAAGCTGTTTGTGTTCCCGATGTTCCAGAATTACCTCCAGCATATGGTCTACTAGTTACAGTAGTCCACGAAGATCCATCATATTCTTCTGTTGCTGTAAGCTGTCCAGGTTCTATACCACCTGAAATTAAAGCTGCGGTTGTAGTACCTGCTCCTGCAGCACTATATCGAGGAGTGTTTACAACTGGTCCTCCAGTCCAACTAGTTCCATTATATTGTTCTGTTTGTGTTGGATATGTTCCTGGTCTTTGAAAACCTGAAGCAGCTATTGCTGCAGTTTGAATTCCAATATTATTGGATGTTAATTCTCTACCAGTTGATAAAGATCCACCTGTTGAAAAAGCACTACCATCAAACTCTAAAGTTGTTGAAACATTTGGGTAACCGCCCCAAGATAATGCAGCTGTTTGAGTTCCTGTTCCACAATTGTTTGATGCAGAATAAGGAGCATTATTTGGATTACTAGACCAACCTGTTCCATTATATAATTCAACTGTATTTAAAGGAGCATTAGGAGAATTTGACATTTGTCCTCCTATAAAAACGTTTGCAGTTTGAGTTCCTGCACTAGCTAAACCAGTACGAGCTGTAATCATCGGTCCACCACTTGCCCATGCTTCACTAATTGCTAAAGCTTTAAGTCCAGATACAGTAGTATTATACCACATCTGTCCTGTCTGAGCCTCACTAGGGTTAGACGAAATTTTTCTAATTTTTTGTCCGACTATTTCTTTATAGGTTGTCATTACCTAATCTCCTTAATTATTCTTCAACAGCCAGCCCTGTGTAGAATCTGTATAGACTAAGGTATTTCCTGCTCTTTCTGTTGAAACTGTTAAATCGTCAGTTGATCCGTGAATTTTTTCTGAACCATTTGCTGAGATTGTAAAAGTGTTTGAATCAAAAGTTCCTGCATAATCAATAAATACAACTTCGTCACCTATGCTTCCTGCAGGTAAATTCATTGTAAATGCACTACCAGTTGTGTTTACAAAATAACCTTCACCAGCTGCTGCTGTAAACGTACTTGTTTTTACTGCTTGCCAAGAGGTTCCGCCCGATACTTCAGCAAAAGATAATTGACCGACTGCTGATGTACCAGATCCTGTAATGCTTGCTACTTTTAAAAATCTATCTGCTGTTACGTTTCCAGTGGGAAATTTAAGTTCATACGACTGAGAAGCGCTATGTGGGGGTGAAGTAAGTTTAATCCCGTGACTGTTATTTTCACAGTTAAGTTGAATTGAACCTGGGTTGTCAGCACCCATTGCTTCAATTACACCAGTTCCTTTTGGTCTTAAACGTAAATTAAGATTTGAATCACCTCCGACTGCACCAATTTGTGCACCTGCTCCTGTTGCAGCATTTGTAATATCAATATGGTTTACTGCAGAACTAGTTGTTTCAAAAATTAATTGTTCGTTTCCGTTTTCATCTCTGATACCGTGAGCATCATCGAAGTCTATCATGAAAGAATTAGTATCTAAGTTACCACCTAATTGTGGTGTAGTGTCATCAACTAAATCACTAGCTAATGATATAGAATCTATTCCTGGGTTAGTGCTGTCGTTTGCTTTTGCGTATGCAATAACAGTTTTACCATTAGCAACAGTAACACCAGTATCTGTTCCAGATACATATTTAAATCTTATAGATTGACTTCCTGTTGTTGAATTTTTTAAAAAATAAAAGTTTTGTACATCTAGTGGAATAGTGCAATCTCTTGTAGCAGTTAATGATCCTGATGAAGTAAATTCTAAAACTCTGTGTGCTAACTCAGCACCAGTTGAACCATCAGAAACAGATAAAGCTTTATTTGCATCACTAGCAAAGTTTACGGCAGTATAACCACCAGATATTTGTTCAATAATTTCTAAATTTGTATTTGTCTTCGTACCCCAAGTTCCAGCATTTTCACCGGTTGCTTGTTTTTCTATACCCAGTGGGGTGTATGTAGATGCCATAAATTATCTCCTATGCAGCGTCACTATAACTTGTATTTGATCCAGTTGCAACATCAGAATACGTATCATTCGATCCAGTTGAAACATTACTATATGACGTATTTGAGCCAGTGTCAACATCACCATAAGCAAATATATCAACAGTTCCAATATTTGTGGTTATAGACTGACTTGGTAATCCAACAATAATATCTGTTAAACTTATAGATCCAACACTAGCGCTAAATGATTGACCAGTTAATCCTAGACCCTCTTCTACTGTCAAAGAGCCAACACTAGAAGTCATACTTAAACTTGATGGTTGAGCTATAGCACTACCTAGTCCAACTATAGTTCCCTGAGCAAATGTAGCTTCTAATCCTGATGGTTGAACCACATCATTTGGTATTGTAACACTACCAATACTAGCACTAAATGATACTCCTGTTAATTGTGCCTCTTGTGAAGATATACCTTGCGCGGTTCCTTGTGCCGATGTAATTGATACACCAGAAAGTATAGCTGTTTCATTTGGTGCTTTTGCCGTTCCTTGACTTGCAGTAAATGATTGGCCTGTTAGACCAACTTGCATGTCTGCTACTGTAACAGATCCAATAGCTGCTGTTGTTGATACACCAGTCAATCCAACTTGCATGTCAACCACGGACACTGAACCAACACTAGCTGTAGCTGATAAAGATGTATCTATTGAAACAGGAACAAAAGCTTCCCCTTGTGAGGATGTAATAGACTGTCCTGTTGGTGTAATTATTTGATCCGGTATATCAACTGAACCAATAGCAGACGTAATAGATAAACCTGTTGGAAATATTGTTACGTCTTTAAGTTCGCCCCATTCACCATCGTTCCAAGCTTGTGCACCCCAACCTGTTTTAAAAGTTACGGCTTCGTTCCAATTAGCCTGATCCCAGGTTAATCGGCCCCATCCTGAAGATACCGACATGGTCGGCCTCCTATGCTAATCTAATGATTGCGTTAGTTGCGTCTGCGGTAGGAAACTCAATTTTAAAAGTTCCGTTACTAGCTGTTTTGTCACCACCAAATGCGATGACACAAACGGCATCAGTTGTACTTGAGCCACCATCTGTTGTCGTGTTGTAAATTAATGCACCGTTTGCAGTGAAAGAAGCAGAAGAATAAGTCACATCCGCAAAGTCTGTAAAAGCTGTTGTTGAAGATAATGAAACACCTGAGTTTGTAAGAGTTGCTCCACCTGCAGTATAAGCAGTTCCTGATGTGTTTGTAATCTCATTTGAAGTTGAATAATCAGTAGTAGATGCACCTAGAGATGCAGAACTTGTAAATAATGCGATTTTAAAAGTGTGTCCACCTGAAGATTCAAAACTATGTTTACCTTGTAAAAGTTCTTGTTTGAAACTTGAACATATTGCCGATGTTATTGCCATATTTTATCTCCTACGGGTTTGCTGATCTTATTGGTATACGAACAGCGCCATCAGTGTAGTCGTCTCTTCGTCTTCTGCCAACTTGCTCATTAGCAAACTTCTGTACTTCTTGTTTATATTTATTTTCGTATAAAGTCAACATATCTATTGGACCTTTTAAATACCCGTACGCCTCTGATAAACAACAATATAATAGCCCATTTGGAAAATTCATACTAATATAATTAGTGTCATCATTCTCTAAAAGATCCGGCATTTTATTAAAATGCACTCTAAATCTATAGGTTGTGTTAGGAACTGGAGCAAAAGCTATACGTCCAGATGTTGTATCAGACTCTCCTGTACCACCACCAAACATAGCATAATATTTAGGTTGACCTTGAGCTGCTGATGTTCCTGTTACATCTTGATATTCTTGCAAGTATGTATAGTCTTTTTTCTCTAACCATCTGTTAGCTCCTGTAGTCTCTGATCCTGCGGTATCGTAAACTTGTATACCTCTTATAAATAATGATCCTGCTGGAGCGTTAATTGATTCTTGTCCAGCCACTAAATTACCTAATTGTTGTTTCCTATCTGCATCAATAGGAATATCTCTAAAAATTC